CTATAAAGTAGTAGCAAAGTATAGGGATAATGAGGTGAAGCCTATGGTTTTCCCTGGAATCATCCATAAGATTGCCAAGTCATATAATATGGCTCATGTTCTTATTGAAGTCAATGACATTGGTGACCAAGTAGCTTCTATCCTAAATTATGACTTAGAGTATCCAAATGTCATGATGTGTGCGATGAGAGGTCGTGCCGGACAGCAGCTTGGTTCTGGATTTAGTGGAACCAAAACGCAATTGGGCGTCAAGATGAGTGTGGCTACTAAAAAGTTGGGCTGCTCAAACCTAAAGGCGCTTGTCGAAGAGAGGAAGTTGGTTTTTGAAGACTTTAATATTGTTCAGGAATTAACAACCTTTATCTCAAGGAATAACTCATTCGCAGCTGAAGATGGCTGTAATGACGACCTAGCCATGTGTTTGGTTATCTTCTCATGGGCAGTGGCTCAGGACTTCTTTAGAGAGATGACTGACAACGATGTTCGTAAGGAAATCTACAACGAGAAGGAGAATCAGATTGAGCAGGATATGGCTCCCTTCGGATTTATGAGCGATGGTCTAGATGATAATACATTTATGGATGCCCAAGGAGATACTTGGAGCAACGTTGATGAGTATGGAAGTTCCAGTTATATGTGGGATTATATGTAAATCCTCGGTGAAAAGTTCATTTTCCTAAATATTTTTAGATTATTTCGGACTTTCAAAGGGAGACTAAGATGCCAGTAAATTTAGCATCGCCCGGAGTTCTAATCAGAGAAGTTGACCTTACTTTAGGTAACGTCCAGACTTCTACTGATAAGACCGGTGCTATTGTTGCCCCCTTCTCAAGGGGACCTGTTGGTGAGCCTGTTACAATCGTTAGCGAAGCCGAGCTTCTCGATGTTTTTGGTGAGCCATCCTCCACTGATAGGCAGTACGAGAGTTGGCTAACCATTTCATCATACCTAGCTTACGGTGGTATTATGGAAGTTGTTCGTTCTGATAACGACAGCTTGACCAACGCTTACGTTGGAGCATCCTCAACAGATATTAAAATTAGAAGTATTGAAGATTATAATGAAAAGGACTACGATGAGTTCGTAATCCCAGGTTACACCTTTATTTCCCGCAGTCCAGGTTCTTGGGCTAATGGAACTAAGGTTGCTGTAATTGATGGTAGAGCCGACCAGACTTTCTCTGGTATTAGCTCAACATCAAGCCCTAACTTTAGTGTCGGACAGGGTATTGTTCAAAGAATTAACAAGGTTGCTCCTGGAGCAGGAACCACACTTCCTATCCAAGGTGATCTAAAGGGAATCGTCACTGGTATCTCAGTAGATGCTGAGACTGCTGAACTTTCCTTGGATGTTAAGGTTCTTTCCTTCACCCCATCCATCGGAGCACAAGCAGGTACTGAAGTTGAAGTTGACTATCAGCAAGGTGGCACATGGTCATTCGTACAGGGAGCTGCTGATTTCTACAGCCAATCAGGTATCCAGACTTCTGTTGGCGCTCTAAACGCACCTACCGACTGGTATGATTCTCAGGAAATCACCCTACAGAACGGTCGCGTCAGAGTTTCTTGGAACTCAATTGCTAACCGCCCACAAACAACCGAGTTTGCTCGTAGCAGAAACTCACGTTTCGATGAATTCCACATCGTCGTAATTGACGAGACTGGCGAAATCACCGGAAACGCAGGTACTCTTCTAGAGAAGAACATCGGTATTTCTAAGGCTAAGGACGCACAGTTCTCCGTAGGAACTCCTTCATACTGGAGAAAGCAGCTAGCAAACAACTCAGAGTACCTATATGGTGGTTCTGAGCCCGAAGGAGCTGTAGCAACCTCATTCGAAGCAAACGGAAACGGTTTTGTACCCGAAACTGGTGGTCAGTGGGACCAGCAAACCCGCAATGTCAAGTTTGACAGCATCGGTAACTATCAGGTTGTTCTAGAGTCTGGTAAGAACTACGATGGTCTTTCCGACATCGACCTAGCCGGTTCACTACAGGTAAACGTAGGTGACATTGCTGCAGGATACAATGCCTTTGAAAGTTCCGATGACTTCAGCATTGACTTCCTACTAATGGGCTCTGCTGCTTACAGCATTACCGAAGCACAGTCACTTGCTAACAAGATTATCGGTATTGCCGAAACCCGCAAGGACACAATCTGCTTCATCAGCCCATACCGCGCTTCTCAAATCAATGATGGCGCAGGCAGCGGCAACGTAAGCCTAAATTCTGAGGATATTACTCAGAATGTCATCAACTTCTACAGTACAGTAGCCTCTAGCTCCTACGCTATCTTCGACACCGGCTACAAGTACATGTATGACCGTTTTGCGGACAAGTTCCGTTGGGTTCCTCTAAACGGCGACATCGCTGGTTGCTGTGCCCGTACAGACCAAGTAGCTTTCCCCTGGTTCTCACCAGCTGGTTCTACACGTGGTTCTGTTCTAAACGGTTCACGTCTAGCATACAACCCAACCCAAATTCAAAGGGACCGCCTATACCAGTCAAGAATCAACCCAGTCATCTTCTCCAAAGATGTTGGTGGTATTACCTTGTTTGGTGACAAGACAGGTCTATCTGCTTCCTCAGCATTCGACAGAATCAACGTTCGTCGTCTATTCATCTTCGTCGAGCAGGCTATTGCCGCTGCTGCTAAGGACCAGCTATTTGAATTCAACGACGAAATCACCAGAACCAACTTCGTCAATATCGTTGAGCCTTTCCTCCGCGATGTTGAGTCCAAGCGTGGTCTAACCGATTTCCTAGTTATTTGTGATGAGACCAACAACACTCCTGCCGTAATCGACAGAAACGAGTTTGTTGCGGACATCTACCTCAAGCCCACTCGTTCCATCAACTTCATCGGTCTAACGTTCGTTGCTACACGCACAGGCGTCAGCTTTGAAGAAGTAGTTGGCTCAGTTTGATCGCTAACAACCAAATAAAAGGAGAAACCTAAATGGCATCAACTAGAACACAGGTAGAGTCCCCAGTATTGAGGACTCTCAGCGACTTTAAAGCAAAGATGACTGGCGGCGGTGCTCGCAATAATCTCTTTGAAGTCGTTCTACAGTTTCCACAATCAGCTCCAACTGACACAGACACCCTATCTAAGACTCGTTTCTTAGTCAAGGCAGCTGCGCTACCCGCATCTAACATCTCCCCCATCGAAGTCCCCTTCCGTGGTCGTATCCTAAAGATTGCGGGTGACCGCACCTTTGATACCTGGACCATCACCGTCCTAAACGACACCGACTTCGCAATCCGCTCCGCATTCGAGAAGTGGATGAACACCATGAACCGCATGGAAGATGCGACCGGTACCCAGGACCCCGCAGAGTATCAGTCTGACGCATATGTCTATCAGCTAGACCGCGACGGCTCAACTCTACGCACATATCGTTTCCACGATGTGTTCCCAACCAACATCTCAACCATCGAGCTAAACTACGAATCTACAGACCAGATTCAAGAGTTTACCGTAGAGATGCAAGTCCAGTGGTGGGAAGCAATCGCCGGTAACGGTCCTAACGCAGGTGGTGAAGATATCTTCTGATTCTTCATTCAATTCAAAGAGACCCCGAAAGGGGTCTTTTTTTATGCGTCTAAATATAAGAGTAAGAAAGGTATACACCCACTTTTTATTATTATGAGTAGGTTATTTGGTTTTTCAATTGAAGACGCCGATATCCAACGCCCTGGATCTATCAGCCCCGTACCCGAGAATAATGCGGATGGAGTTGATTACTATGCCAGTGGTGGTTTTGGAGGTGCTTTCGTTGATATTGAGGGTGTTTTTAGAACTGAATATGAATTGATTCGAAGATACCGCGAGATGGCATTGCTCCCAGAAGTGGACAGCGCCATCGAGGATATTGTAAACGAAGCAATCGTCAGTGACTTGTATGAGTCACCTGTTCAGGTCGAACTAAGCAACGTCAATGCCAGCGAAAAAGTAAAGAACATCATCCGTGATGAGTTTAAGTACATCAAAGAACTACTAGACTTTGATAAGCGCTCACATGAGATTTTCCGTAACTGGTACATCGATGGTCGCCTACATTACCTAAAGGTAATCGACTTCGAGAAGCCCCAGGATGGAATCATGGATCTTCGTTATATCGACCCCATGAAGATTAAGTTTGTCAGAAAGCTTAATGATAAGGCTGCTGACACTAAAGCATCTCAGGTACTCACCCTCAATAATACTGGTAGAAATATTCCCAACGCTAGAAATGATATTTTCAGTCAGGCAATTGATGAATATTATCTCTACACACCCCAAGCAAGCACCCTCAGTGGCTATGGTGCTGGTGGTGGCGTAGGTCCTGGTGGTTCAAAGTCCATCAAAATTACAAAGGACTCTATCGCTTATTGTAATTCTGGTTTGGTTGATAGAAATAACCAAACTGTACTTTCATGGCTACACAAGTCAATCAAGGCTGTAAACCAGCTAAAGATGATTGAGGATGCAATCGTAATCTACCGCCTATCAAGAGCGCCAGAACGTCGTATCTTCTATATTGATGTTGGTAACTTGCCTAAAGTTAAGGCAGAGCAGTATCTACAGCAGGTTATGAACCGCTATAGAAACAAGCTAACCTATAACGCCCAAACAGGCGAGATGAAGAATGATAAGAAAGTAATGTCTATGCTAGAGGACTTCTGGCTACCCCGCCGTGAAGGTGGTCGCGGTACAGAAATCTCTACACTACCCGGTGGTCAGAATCTAGGTGAAATCACTGACCTAGAGTATTTCCGCAATAAGTTGTATGCCGCTTTGAATGTCCCAGCTTCTCGTCAGCCAGGCGGAAATGAGGGCTTTAACATGGGTCGCTCCAGTGAAATTCTAAGAGATGAAGTTAAGTTCTCTAAGTTCGTAGCTCGTCTCCGTAAGCGTTTCTCTGCACTATTCAGTGACCTACTAAAAACACAGCTAATCCTAAAGAACGTAATCACTCCAGACGATTGGGAAGCTATCAAGGATAACATTCAATATGATTATCTCTATGATAACCACTTCGCTGAGCTTAAGGAAACTGAGCTATGGCAAGAGCGTCTAAACCTACTAGCACAGGCTGAGCCCTATGTTGGTAAGTACTACTCCCAAGAAACTGTCCGCACCAAGATTCTTCGCCAGACTGATGGTGAGATGAAGGAAGAGGATGAGAAGATTGAAAGGGAGATTGCTGACGGTATTATCCCAGACCCCTCAACAGTTGACCCCGTAACCGGTGAACCACTACCCGCAATGGGAGGAGTTGAAGGTGAGGGCGACCCTGCTGGAGCAATGGCTGATATGGCTAGTGCTGCTGCCAATATTAACGGCGCTGCCGGTCAAGTACCCGTAAATCAAGACATTAAACTACCTTCAAAAGGTGAGGGTGAAATTTAAGGTTACTAAATAACTACATAATTGGTCTTTTACATTATGTCTTCCCATATTATTGACGCAATTGCGGCGGGTAATTCACCCTCTGAAGTTGCTCAAGACATTAAGGATTTGTTGTTCAGCAAGTCAGCTGAGCGCATTGATGATTATCGTCAGGTAGCTGCCTCTAAGCTATTTGACTCTCAAGAAGATTCTGGTGAAGAGGAGTGATTAAAATTATATTCTCTGAGGTGAAATCTCCGATTAGTGCCGAAGATTCTATAGATTTGAATCACTCCAGTTGTGTTCGTGCAGTAAATGTTGCGAAAACGTCTTCAATAGTAAATCTATTTGACCCCATAACAGGGGAAGTAAAGTCTCTTACCATCTCTGGTGGTGAGAGTGTTGTGTTGAAAAAGACTCTATCTGAAAGAGTTTATTCTTCATCCCAAAACGTTCGTATTTCTGGAGTAAGCATTTACTAAAGATGAAACTAATCAGAGAAGAAATTAACAAGGTTGAATTTATCGTAGAAGAAGTGGGCGGCAAAAAGTCCATGTTCATCGAAGGTATTTTCCTACAAGGCAACCAAAAGAACCGCAATGGTCGCGTCTACAAGACCGAAACTCTTGCCCGTGAAGTTGGTCGCTATACAGAACAGTACATCGACGCTGGTCGCGCTCTAGGAGAACTAGGACACCCCGATGGTCCTACTGTTAACCTTGACCGCGTATCTCACAAGATTGTCTCCCTAAAGCAGGAAGGCAATAACTTCGTCGGTAAGGCTAAAATTCTCGATACCCCCATGGGGAGAATTGCTAAGAACCTAATTGACGAAGGAGTTACGCTTGGCGTTTCTTCTCGTGGTGTTGGTTCACTATCCGAAACCAGACAGGGCTATAAGCTCGTTGGAGAGGACTTTATGCTAGCAACTGCTGCTGATATCGTAGCAGACCCAAGTGCCCCTGATGCGTTTGTACAGGGCATTATGGAAGGTAAAGAGTGGATCTATGAGAATGGAATCCTAAAAGAACATCAGATTGACGAAGCCAAGTCTACCATTGAAAAGGCTGTGGCTAGAAGGGAACTCCAGGAAAGAAAAATTTCATTATTCCAGGATTTTCTGTCCAATCTATAAATTGTATAAATAATATTAGATTTATGCAATATTAAATCATACTCGTCGGTAGCAACTTAATTTTTACAAGACATGGAAAACGTAGTAACGAAAGGTGCTAAGGCTGCTGAACCAATGGATAAGGTTCCCACCAGCGTAGTACCCGGACAATCAATCGAAGATCTCGGTGGTCCTACTCCCGAGAACTATCGCCCTGATGACGACTCCGCAAAACTAAAGGACCCCGGTGCCCCCCTTAAGCAAGTTAAGGATGTGGTAAACAAGGGTGCTGCGGGTGCTGACCCCATGAAGGAAATTGTAGGCAAGTCCGCAATTCCTAGTGGCGAAGGTACAACCGATAGTCGTTCTGCTGGTTCATCTTCAGAATCAGTCCCCTCTTCTGTAGTTCCTGGTCAAAAGAAGACCGCTAAGGAAGACGTAGAGGTTGAAGCTGAAGAAGTAATTTCCGAAGAGGAAATTGAAGTAGCTGAAGTTAGCATCGAAGAAGACGTTGCTGCACTCCTAAATGGTGAAGAACTCTCTGAAGAATTTCAAGAGAGAGCACGTACCATTTTCGAAGTCGCTATCCGTAACAAAGTTGCTATCGTCAAAGAAGAGCTACAAGCTCAGTATGAAGAGAAGTTGACTGAAGAGTTGACTGCTGTTCGTGAGAGCCTAAGTGAGCGTGTTGACGCTTACCTAGAGTACGTAGCTGACGAGTGGATGGCTGAAAACGCCATTGCCGTCGAGCATGGTCTACGCACCGAAATGACCGAGAGCTTCCTACAAGGAATGCATTCTCTCTTCGCTGAGCACTATGTTGCTATCCCCGAAGAGCGTTTCGATGTCGTCGAGTCCATGGTTGAAAAGCTTGATGAAATGGAATCAAAACTCAATGAGCAAATTGAGCGTAACGTTTCCCTAAACAGCCGCCTAAGCGAAGCTGTTTGTGAAACTATCCTCGCCGATGTATCTGAAGGTCTCGCCGAGACACAGAAGGACAAGCTCGCTGCATTAGCAGAGAATGTTGAGTTTGATGGTGAAGAAGGTTATCGCGGAAAGCTAGAGTCCCTCAAGGAGTCATATTTCTCCGAGAGCCGCACATCTAGTCGCGCAAGAAACAGTGTCGAGGACCTCACTGAGGAAGTCGGTACTCAAGAAGTAAAGCCTGAGTACACTTCTCAGATGCAGTCCCTATTAGAACAACTCGACCGTTTTTCTAAGTGAATTATTGATTATTGAATCAAACAAACACATTCCCAAAAGGTATTTCTAACAATGTATAACAACGCTAACGCAGACCAGCTCATGGAAAAGTGGGCTCCCGTACTTGATCACGGCGATGCCATCCAGGACGCTCATAAGCGTGCTGTAACCGCTCAGCTTCTAGAGAACCAAGCTGTAGCACTTCAGGAAGAAGCTTCATTCCTTTCCGAAGCTCCTATCACAACTCAGTCCAACACAGCTCCCCAGTCACCTGAAGGTGCTGGTTTCTCCGGCGCATCTGCTGCTGCTGGTGGTGTAGCTGGTTTCGACCCCGTTCTAGTCAGCCTAATCCGTCGTTCCATGCCTAACCTAATGGCATACGACATCTGTGGCGTTCAGCCTATGAACGGTCCTACCGGACTAATCTTCGCAATGCGCTCACGTTACGAAGGACAGGATCCTGCTAACGATGAAGCATTCTACAACGAGGCAGACACCACATATTCTGGTGGTCCTGCTTCAGGTGAGCGTAAGTACACCGCTGGCGACGAAGCTGGCGTTGGTCTAGGTTCAACCGCATCTCAGGTTGGTTCTGACCCTGGTATCCTAAACCCCACAGGCGCACGTCCTGACGCTAAGCAGCTTGACTACACCGTTGGTCAGGGCATGGGCACAGACGAAGCTGAACTACTAGGCACCCCCGGTGGTCCTGAGTTCCGCGAAATGGGCTTCAGCATTGAGAAGGTAACCGTTACTGCTAAGTCACGCGCCCTCAAGGCTCAGTACACCATGGAACTAGCCCAAGACCTAAAGGCTATCCACGGTCTAAACGCAGAAGCTGAGCTAGCAAACATCCTCAGCTCTGAAATCCTAGCTGAAATCAACCGCGAGGTTATCCGCACCGTCTACAAGACTGCTGTTCCTGGCGCACAAGCTAACGTTGCTACCGGCGGCGTATTCGACCTAGACGTTGATTCAAATGGTCGTTGGTCCGTTGAGAAGTTCAAGGGTCTTATCTTCCAGATGGAGCGCGATGCCAACGCAATCGCACAGACCACTCGTCGCGGGAAGGGCAACATGATCATCTGTTCTTCAGATGTCGCTTCTGCTCTAACCATGGCTGGTGTTCTAGACTACACCCCTGCTCTAAACAGCAACCTAAACGTTGATGACACCGGCAACTGCTTCGCAGGTGTTCTACAAGGTAAGTATAAGGTCTACATCGATCCTTATGCTGGTGGTTCTAACCCCGGTGCTAACGGTGGTCAGTACTACGTCATGGGCTACAAAGGTTCTTCACCTTATGATGCTGGTCTATTCTACTGCCCTTACGTTCCTCTACAGATGGTTCGTGCCGTAGGTCAGGACAGCTTCCAGCCTCGCATCGGCTTCAAGACCCGCTACGGCATGGTCGCTAACCCCTTCGCTGAGGGTGCTGAGCAAGGTCTAGGTCGCCTATACACCAACTCCAACGTATACTACCGCCGCGTACAGGTACGTAACCTAATGTGATCCAAAGCTCCGACGAGCATTATTCACCAACAAAGAGCCCTTCGGGGCTCTTTTTTTTATGCCTAAATATTGATATACGATATTAATAAAATGATTTCTAGACTATTCTCCGCTTTCGCACTCCTATCATTGGTTGGCTCCGCTGCCACAGCACATCACGGACCAGCTCATGAAGTTATGACAGCTAAGCCTGCTGAAGTTGTGGAAGCTGTATCAGCCCCTGAAGCAGAGTGATTCTGTAAGTACATTATTAATTTGTGATTGCCATGGCGGACATTTACTACAAACAGCTTGACAATAGAAACTACATGAATCCAATTGGGTTCTCTTTTACTATTGCCAGATTCCCCAAGGTATCATTCTTTTCAAATAGCGCCTCTATTCCTTCCATTAGTTTGGGAGGAGCTGAGCAATCCAACTATCTAAAATCAATCTTTCACCCAGGTGATAGAGTTGAATATGGTGAGTTACCTATTGAATTTTTAGTTGACGAAGACATGCTCAACTATACTTTGATTCATAACTGGATTACTGGATTGGGATTTCCCGAATCCATGCAGCAGTTCGTAGATTTCACAACTGACGATGAAGGTCGGAGAGATTTGCTATTACAGTATAGTGATGCTACACTTAAGATACTAAACAGTAATTACAATACCGCAGCTGAAGTTAGATTCTGGGATTTATTTCCAACTTCACTATCAGCAATTGACTTTACAGCTACGGACACTGACGTAAATTACTTTACTGCCACTGTTACTTTCAACTATCTCTACATGCAGATTCTTGACAAGAACGGTGAGCCATTGACCCCCAGTTACATTAAGTAAATCACAATGAATTTAGAAAAAATCCAAGAGATGTGGGCAGCAGATGCCAACATGGACATGGATAACCTACATGATGAATCCATTAAAATTCCACAACTACACCAAAAATACTACACACTATACACCACACTAAAACTTCTACGCTCAAAAGCATTAGACACTCTATCTAAGACCCGACTTGAAAGGTACAACTACTATAGTGGTAAGGCACCTGCTCAAGTATATGTGGAAGAACCATTCCCATATAAGGTAAGAGATAAAGAATCCATGTCAATGCACCTAAGCGCTGATGATAAGATTTCTACAGCTAAGCTAAAGGTTGAGTATTATGAGGTCATGATAGCCTATCTAGAAGATATCCTAAAAATGATTCATAATAGAGGTTATCAAATAAAGAACTCTGTTGATTTTCTAAAGTTCCAAGCAGGTATGGGTATGTAACATGGACGATTTTACACCAGATTACACAGTTGACTTATCAATTGAACAGATTAGATTGATGTATGACTGCGTAAACTATAGGATTAAATATTGGGAGGGGTCACCAGCTAGACCAGCCGAAGAACAACAAAAGCTCTGGAAGGTCAGAGATTCCCTCTATGCCATGATTCTAGACTATACCTTTCACGAAATGTAACACCAAGAACCTACCTATATACTATAGGTGGGTTTTTTATTATGACTGCTGATTTGGTTATCAGCAAGAAGAATGAAGTCTTCTTGAGTATTGATTGTGAGCCCCACGTACAGTACGAACTCAGAGATGCTTTCTCTTTTGAAGTTCCGGGCGCAAAGTTTCATCCATCCTTTAGAAAGAGGCATTGGGATGGAGTAATCAATCTATTTTCGCCACAAACAAAACAGATTTATGTCGGACTGCTAGACCGCGTTATTGCGTTCTGTGAGCAGTATGGATACACGTACGAATTTAGAGACAATAAGTTCTACGGTCTCCCCTACGAAGAGAATGAAAATATTTCCCCACAGGGAGTTGCTGATTGGGTTAAAACTATCACTAGCTTCAAGCCACGTGATTATCAGCTACATGGAATCTATACAGCACTAAAGAGTAATAGAAAACTAATCATCTCACCAACGGCTTCTGGTAAGTCTTTGATGATTTATGCTCTAGTGGCATACTATTCTCAGCGTAATGAAAACATCCTAATCGTTGTTCCTACCACATCTCTAGTTGAGCAGATGTATAAGGACTTTGAAGACTATGGATTTGATGTTGGTTCATTCTGCCATAAAATTTACGGTGGAAAGGAAATCTCAACAAATAAGCAAGTTACAATTACAACTTGGCAGTCCATCTACAAGATGCCAAAGCCATTCTTTGAGAAGTACAATGTAGTTATTGGCGATGAAGCTCATAACTTCAAATCAAAGAGTCTAGTTGGAATTATGTCCAAGTGCTGTGATGCCAAGTATCGTTTTGGATTCACTGGTACTTTGGATGGATGCAAAACTCATAAGTGGGTATTGGAAGGTCTATTCGGTCCTTCATACAATACTATTAGAACTAAAGAGCTAATGGAAGCTGGTCATGTTGCCAAGCTAGACATCAAGGTTATTCTACTCAAACATGATGAGAAGAAGTTTGACCGGTATGAAGATGAGATTCAATATCTCATTGGTCATGAGAAGAGAAACAAGTTTATCAGCAATCTCGCACTTGATCTTAAAGGAAAT